GCCCTCGCACCGCTGCGCCCGAGGGTATGCCCGGTGCCCGTCAAGAACTGACCACGGGCCAGCGCGTCTATCAGGCAGCACGTCCTTTTGTCGCCCCGCTTCTCGAAGCTGGTGGTGCAGTCGGTGGCGGTCTGCTGGGCACACCAATGGGTCCGGCTGGCATCGTAGGTGGTGCTGGTCTGGGTTACGGTATCGCCAAGGAAGGCTTGGAACTGGCCGATGTGGCGATGGGCATGAAAGCACCTCGTCAAGGTGTCGCCCAAGTTGCCGAGCCTGTGCGCAACGTACTCGAAGGTGCAACCTTTGAAGCTGGTGGCCGTGTGGCTGGTCCGCTGATCGCCCAAGGCATCGGCAAGCTGGCCGACCTGCGCCAGATTCCCAAGAACAAAGCTGCCGACATCGCCCGCAACGCCCTCGGCCCAGACTTGCCTGAAGTGCTCAACGCGCTCAAGGCAGGGCAGGGCAAAGGCATGAGCGCAGCGCAGGCCGCAGCAGACATCAACAGCCCGACATTTCAAGCCCTGATCGACCGAGCCACGGCCCGCGATCCGCGCTTCCTGTCGGCGCTGGAGAAGTCCCAAGGCGATGTGTCGCTCAACGCCCTGTCCAAGCTGGCCGGTGGTAAAACAGCCGCAGATGTCCGGGCCACCACGGAAGGTGCCAAGGAAGCTGCCCGCAGCATCACCAGCCCGATGCGCGAGAGTGCGCTCAACCGCGCCAACCTCGGCAAAGAAGTTGCCCGTCTGGAAGGTCTGTCCGCTGATCTTGGTGAGCAAGCTGCTGCCAAGGTGCAGGAAGTTCGCCGCCTCATGGAGTTGGGTGATCTGGCAAACGCCAGTGCCCGCCTGAACCTGATCAAGCGTGACTTGCCTGTCGGCCTGACCAAATACACCTACTCGGGTGAGTTGGCCGAGAAAGCCTTCGGTGACTGGGCCAACAAGGCCGCTGACGCATCCCTCGATCTGGGTCAAGGTGCCCGGTTTGCCGATCAGGCTGCTGGCGCTCTGCGCTCCGTGGGCATCAAGCCCCTCGAAGGTGAGCCGCTGGTGCGCAGCCTCAAGACTGTGGCGAACAATCCCGAGTTTGCTGGCAACGATGTGTTGCTGGGTTCCTTGCGCAACGTCAGCGATGACATCGCCAAGTGGACCAGCAGCGGTGGTGTCATCGACGCCCGCGCCCTTGACGCCATTCGCAAGAATTCGGTCAATGCTGCGATCCAGCAGCTTCGCCCGGGCATGGACGCCACTAGTCAGCGCAACCTCGCCGCTGGCGTTCTGAGCCGTGTGAAACCCGTGATCGACGATGCCATTGAGGCCGCAGGCGGCGCAGGCTACCGCGACTACCTCAAGCAACACGCCCAAATGTCCCAGAAGATTGCCGAGAAGCAGTTGACTGGTGAGGCGCTGCGTCTGTGGAAAACCGACAAGAACGCCTTTGTACGCCTCGTGCAAAACGAGTCCCCAGAAGCCGTGGAGAAGATTCTCGGCCCGGGCAAGTACAACATAGCTGTCGAGTTGGCCGAGAACACACTGGCACCGCTGGAGAACGAGGCTGCAAAGGTCATCCGCAACGCCAACATCAAGTCCCAAGTCGAAGGTGGTCAGGTGGCCTTGAAGGAACTGCTGCTCCAGAACATGAGCAAGTTCCGTCTGCCTTCCTACCTGAGTGCCGTGGCCGCGACGACCAACAAGGCGCTGAACATCTTGGAAACCAAGATCGGCACCAAGACGATGGCGACATTGACCGAGGCGCTGAAGACACCCGAGGGTGCTGCTCAGTTGCTGGAGTCACTGCCTGCTGCCGAGCGCAACCGTGTTTTGCAGATCATGGCTGATCCGGCAAAATGGGGTGCGCCGACTCGTGCCGCTGTCACCGGCACAACCGCTGCCGGTGTCAACATGCTGGCACCAGATCGTTTTGTTGAAAACGAATTCGCTCGTTAAAATACAGGCACCCTTCATCATGGAAGCAGTAGACATGGCTGAGATTGACCCAGTAAAGTACGGCGTTTTGTGGGAGCGCGTTCAAAATTACGAGCGCCGCTTCGACGAAATGAGTGCCAAGATCGACAAGATGGAAAGCCATGTCGAGCACCTTGTGGCCCTTGCCAACCAAGGGCGTGGTGGCTTCTGGGCCGGAATGGCTTTCGTTTCATTTATCTCCAGCGCCATAGGGTTTGCCCTAAGTTGGGTCAAAGGTCACTGAGATGTACAGCCTTGGTGTCCGATCTAAAGCGCGACTCAAGGGTGTTCACCCCGATCTTGTCAAGGTGGTCGAAAAGGCCATTCAACTGACCACTGTGGACTTCACCGTGCTTGAAGGTGTCCGCGATGCGGTTCGCCAAAAGAAGCTGTTGGAGTCGGGAGCAAGTCAGACCATGAACTCGCGCCACTTGACAGGTCACGCAGTCGATCTGGGCGCATGGGTGGATGATCAGGTTGACTGGTCATGGCCGCTGTACCACAAGATCAACGCCGCCATGCAAGAGGCGTCCAAGCTGGTCGGTGTGCCAATCGAATGGGGCGGCAACTGGCGCACGTTCAAAGACGGCCCGCACTTTCAACTGCCCCGCAAGGAGTACCCGTAATGGACCCGTTGACCATCCTCGCAGCACTTGGCCCGTTGGCCGTTGACTTAGGGAAATCCCTAATTGGCAGATTCATCCAGACCGACAGCTACAAGCCTGTCAATGTGGACGAGTACGTCAAGATGCGCCAGCTTGATCTGGATATGTTCAAGGCGATGAACGATGCCGGGGGCACCAACCCCTCATACCCGTGGGTTGAGGCTGCTGTGCGCTTGATGCGCCCTGCTGTCGGGGTCATTGTGCTGGGCACTTGGGCCTACCTCAAGATCAACAGCATCGACAGCGAGTCGGTGGACAACTTTGCCGGTGCCGTTGGGTTCTACCTGTTTGGTGATCGCACCCTGTTCTACGCCCGCAAGACCAAATAAGCCAACACCGGCCACACGGTCAGGCCGATCAAGGCCATCAGCATCCAGTACGCCAGCTTCTTGAGGTGCCGATTCAAATAGGGCTGGTATTTCCCGTCAGGATATTTCGGGTATCGCTGTTTCACCTTGGTAACCCGCACTGGGCAATCTTGACCCTGAGTGCAGTTCCCGTAATCGTCGCAGCAGTTCGTCATCTCGAATCCTTTCTTCGGTTGAAAATCGGTGCAAGTTTGCACATTCGTATCGGCGTGTCACCACGTTATTGGTTTTGCGCGTCCGGGTTTCCTTGACCGAGGTCCACGCGCCGCACACTGGGCATGTGACGCTCATGCTGCTCTCCAGTGCAGTCCGAGGTTGAACACGTTGTTCATGGTGGTGCGCGACTTCAGCCGTGCATAGTACCGGCGCTTGACGGCAAGCTGATCGGCCTTGGGCTTCTTGGCGTCAGGCTTGTCACCCATCGCAAAGACAGCCCGAGGGTAGGTGCGGGCACCATCGTGGTCGTCGATGTACCGCACGACATAGATGCGTTTGAGTCCGGCCTTGGTGCGCTTGTTCATGCGGTTCAGCACGGCGTGGGCATCGTACCGGGTGATCCCCAGATACTCGGCCAACTCCATCGCAGTGATCTCGCCAAACTCGACAATGGCGGCAGTGGTGTCAATGACCCGATGCCCACGGTTGAGACTGCTCAAAATGGTGCCTCCGGTAGCTGGTTGCGCTGCTGGCGCTGGTACTCGGACTCCTGCTGTGGAGTCCACGGCACCGGGCCACTCGGGGGAGGAAAGGGCCATGTGTTCATAGACCTATCTGCTTGAGTGCAGCCTGAAGACCCGCCAGTCCACCGACATATTCACGGTTGATCCAAATCGCAGGCATCTGCCGGATGTATGGGTGGTTGTCAATAATGTCTGCGCGGATGTGAATACTCTCCGCATCAAACTCGTCGTACTCCAACCCTTTGGACTTCAGCAGTTGCTTGGCTGTCGTGCAGTTTGGGCAGTTGGGCTTGCTATAAATTTTGATCTTCATTGTTACTCCTTGATGCCGTGGGCGGCTTCGATTGCTCGATCAATGAAGTCAATCAACGCAATGCCACGCACACGCTGTTTCCATTCTGTTGGCTCGCCTGTTTTTGAGTGCGGCTCCCATGAATGCTCCCAGACATGGAATTGCGTGACGCTTTCGCTGTCGTAACTGTTCTCCATCAAAAAGCGCCAGCGTTGAGCATCTCGTTCTTGACTCGTCAGCGGCTTGCGCTGTGGTGTGGTGGTGTAGAGGGGGATATGCGTGTCATCAAAGCATCCATCTACGTCCTCGGTGCGATATAAAGCGCCCGTTGGAGTCATCCACGCCACAGGCTCCTGCTCTGGCTGTGCCCCGCAGTTACACCCACCTTTGAGATACGCTGGCTCACTATGAACAGAGCAGTCGCTGGCGTGAGGCGTTATCTTGCAAGCAGGGCATTGGCATCCTTCTGGCTGTGCCAATACCTCTCGGATGGCTTTTTGTGCCAACTTAGCCACAGGAAATGGCATCGCCTCGTCAATCTGTTTGAGCGCATCCAGCGCCAGCTTCAATGCTTCGTATTTAGTCATGCTGCCTCCGTAGCGTTGTGCAGATAGGCCGTCAGGCGCTTGATCTGGGCCTCGCGGTACTTGCACATGCTGTCAGCGTATTCACGCGCTGTCTGGGCTTCCAGCAGCCTGCGCTTGCTGTCTTCCAACTCGCGCAGTGCCAGCACCTCGGCGCTTGGTGTGGTGTATGCGTTCTTCACCCAGTTGATGGTTTCTCGGATCATTACATTTACTCCAGTGGTTGATGTGCAACAAGTGTATCACACTTTCAGTAAAGGCCGTCAAGCACTGGCGGCTGATAATTTGGACCCTTTTTGATCTTGCCGTTGGTGTCACGAATGGGCTGGCCGTTGTGGTCAAACTTGGACCAGTTGCTTGCGTTCACCCGATCACAGGCCACAGCACCCTTCATGCCTGCGCAGTGGGCCGCACCGATGCCTGTGACCACCTGATCAGAGATGCTGTCAAGGAATTCGTTGCGGTCATTGATGGTGGCCTTGAGTTCGTTGATCTTCAGCAGCTTTGCCAGCGTCAACACTTGCCAGCGCACGTCATGCCACAGTTCGTCATCGCTGGTGTCGATGGATCGCATCATCTCCTCAATCTCCTCGAAGTGGCATCCAAGCTGCACGTTGAAGTCGGCTGCGGTGGGTTCTGGGCGGGCACGTTTGTGCCAGAGTTCGATTGCTTCAGTGCTCATGTTCATACTCCTTTGGATTGACGATATTGCTTGACTGCGTTGCGCAGCCCAGCTTGGGTTGATGCTTTCTCATCGAGCGCCAGTGCCTGCGCCTGATCCAACGTGTCTTGGCACATGATGCGGTGGCACATGACCGGGGCACCTTGGCCTTGGCGGCGCACTCGGGCGTTGAACTGCTCGTACAGGTCCAGCGACCAGTTGAGGCCATACCACACGAGGATGTGGCCGTTCTTCTGCAAGCCGTCGATGCCGTGGCCCATGCTGGCCGGGTGGCCGATCATGAGGGAGCAGTCGCCTGTCTTCCAGCGGTGCATGGCGTTGGTCAACGATGCCTCGGTCTTGCACTCGGTCAGGTTGATGGGCCGCAGGTCTTTGAACCGGGTCATGATGCGCTCGGCGTCACTGCGGTACGCATAGGCGCACAGGATGGGTGAACCTTGGGCCTCGTCGATGATGTCCTCCAGCGCGTCCAGCTTCATGTCATGCACCGGCTCCCACAGCGGCATCCCGGCGATGGGGTACATGGCACCATTGGAGAACTGCAAACACTTGTTGGTCAGGGCAGCTTGGTTGAACGCTTCAATCTCTTTGCCGCTGTCAAGCACCATGAAGAACTCTTTTTCCAGCCTGTCGTACTTGGCCCTCAACTCGTCAGGCATCTCGATCTCAATGTTGTTGACGATCAGGTCAGGTAGCGGGTTGTAGTCCTCGGCTGACATCTCAAGCGTGATGTCACCGATCAGCTTCTTGATGGTGTCCTCGGTGTCCTCGTAGGGCACTTCTTTGTAGGGTCCAGCCTTCTTGTAGAACCGGGTGCGAAACGCTGTCTTGCTGGTGCCCAGACGTTCACCCTTGTCCACCACGAGGAACTGACCATGCAGGTCTTTGTACCCGTTGCTGGCCGGGGTGCCGGTGAGGCCCGTGGTCCACTCGAACTGGTCCGCGATCTTGCGAAACGCCTTGACTCGGTTCGTGGCGCTGTTCTTCATCTTGCTGATCTCGTCCCAGATGATTCCGTTGAACGGCATCGGGCGGTCCTTCTTGACGAAGTAAGTCTGGAGAGTCTCGGCCAGCCAGCCGAGGTTTTCGTAGTTGATCATGTACACGTCAGCAGGGCGCAAGAGAGCGCGGGTGCGCTGGTCCTTGGTGCCCGCCACCATGCTGAACTTGAGGTGCTTGGTGTGCTCCCACTTCGCAGCCTCTTGACGCCACACCAGCCGGATAACCCTGATTGGAGCAACGATGATCACGCCCCGCAGGAACTGGGTCTTGATCAAATGAGCCAGGCTGGTTAGCGTGATCACGGTTTTACCCAAACCCATGTCGAGCCACAGCATCGAGTTGGGGCGGGTACATTGGAAGTTGACAGCCTTTTGCTGGTAGCCGTGCAGTAGTTCAGGAGTTAACATTTAACCCCCACTGAGCGGCCATTGCGTCTGCAATACCTTGATAGGTCGTGCTTCGGAGTTTCCATCTGTCGGCAGACGGAGGAAGGTAATGCAACCTCTCTCTCTCTCTTCGGCAACCGCATCATTTCATCTTTGACATTGTTGGTAGGTTGCAACAAAGGAAGCCCTTCAAGCCAAAGACAAGTGGCTTTTTGTTCCATATGGCCAAACATCCAAGGTTGAATAACTTGGCTTTGTTTTCGACCGATGCGTTCTCTAGCGTATTTATGCTGAATTGGATTTTCAATGCACTTACGAGGGATTGAACATTCCATCAGTGCTTTAAAAAACGCTGCACCTTCATCAAGCAATGCCCAGCGTGATGGGTCTTTATGCAACCAGCAAACACCGGAGTTTGTAAGATATGTGCAAGGAGGGTGAGCGATTAGCAAATCCCAACCTTGGTCAATCACATCAAATATGTCACCTTGATAATGCAACCCCGGTGCATCCGTTGGCAGTAAATCACAGGACATTGCAAAGTGGCCCATCTTTGCAAACGCATCCCGTACTCGACCGCTGTACTCACAAGCCACAAGTACTTTTAGCATCCCATCACCATTACATCAATCATTGTTTTACCCTCGATTACGTTATCAATTACAAATACATTTACTTTTTGGGCGCGGAGCTTGGCGTGTTCTCGCTCTTGCGCAGGAGTTGGCTTCTGACCACCTCGTTTGAATTCACAGAACCACACACGGCCATCTGGTGCAATGAACAAACGGTCAGGCACAGCAGCCCGTGCGGGGCTGGTGAATTTGTACGCAAGCACACCTTTGGAACGGGCGTACTCGCAGACTTTTGCTTCAATGTCTTTCTCTAACATCTCAACACTCGGAATCGGCTTTTCGGTTTTCCAACTCGATCAGCAATTCGATGTAGTGCTTGGCCTTAAGCAGATCAGCGATGCCGTTCTTCTTGCGCCAGCGGGTAACGTACTTGACCACGTTGCCCTCAAAGTACCCCAGTGCATTGGCATAGATGTACTCGACTGGTTGAATCGGCAAATCCTTGTAGTGACTGCCACCTTCTTGTTTGTTTAAGCTAGACCCAGACATAATTTCTCCACTTCTTGAACGTAATAGTCAAAATCAACTGGCAACTTGCCAGCATCCTTGATGTCATTGCAAGGCTGGACACCCCAGCCAGCTTCAACACCGATCTTTCGCCACTGGCCAGGATTCTTGGCAAGCGGAGGCATCCACTTGAACAGTCGTCCACCGCCCTCAGCGATGTAATAGCGCGTAATGTTTTGCAACTGAGAAGTCACGCCGTCATACTCGATAGCTAGATGGCTAGACCGTGGCACTTTGGTGCGCATCATAAAATCCATGATGTCAGGCCACTGCTCGACTGTCTCGCGGATTGGTGCACCATCGACCAGCACCTTCTCGGCCACCTTGGGCACCACCAGTCCACCAGCGTTTTGGTGCCAGCCGACCTTGTACTCGTAGGCACCTTTGCGCTTGGTGCTGCCGTCTTCAAACACGCCGATGTATGAGTTGACATCGCGGATCATCATGGCCTTGTACACGGCTTCCTCAAGGTTCAGACCGGTGCGCGACTGCCACGCAGCGCGGGCCAGATCGACCAGCATCTTGTTGGCCCGGGGCACACGCACTGTCAAACCGTCCGTGTTCACTTGGATCAAGCGCAGCCCGGGAATGTGCATCAAACCCTCGGCCAGCAGGCACAGCAGCAGTTGGCCGTTGAGCGTGATCGACATGGTGAACAGCGGGTCGTAGAAGATCGAGAACTGGTTGTTGCTGTCACCGTAGACGCCGTTGAGCGCCAGCTTCAGCATCGCGCTTTCTGCGGACTTCTTGGGGTACTGCTTGCGCTGCTCGAACAGGTGCTTATAGATGCTGACAAACTCTTTTCCGAGATGGGCCGGGTGAAACCCATTCGTGATTGCCAAGTTTGGATAGTATGAAGTGACATCCAAGTCCACGATGACGTATTCACCGTCAGACTCGATGACTTCAGACTCGACGGAGCCGTGGATTCCTCCAAGGCCAAAGACAAAAGTGAATCCATTGACTATTGCTGTGAGGTCCGTGAAGACCCCTTTGGTTTCGGTGATGGACTGAGCCTTGAGCCAGTTCATCACCCGGTTAAATTCAGGGTGCTCGAAGTTGATCCACGGCAGGATGGCGTCCTTGAGGTGAATCACTGGGCGCTTGGTCTGCCGGGGTGTGCGGCCATTTGGGCCGAAGTCGTAGCAGGCGACACCGGCTTCTTCCAGCTTCATGGTGAAGTAGTCTTTGCCGATCTTGGTGTCGTTGTGGTTCATGAAGTCCCGGGCGTACTTGCGCGTCAGTTCTTCACGGAAGTGGATCATGTCAAGCGTGTGGTAGTAGAACGCCTTGGTCTGCGCCACATCGTGTTTGTTGTAGGACTTGAGCACTTCGATCTGCTCACGGGTCAGCACGGTACCCACCGGGAATGGCAGGTCTTCAATGCTGTCGCTGCGCATGTTGAACTCCAGCACCTTGAGGCTGGTGGCGCGGGCGCGGTTGTCGAAGTGGTGAATCTTGAACAGGTCAATCTGTGCGACGAACTGGTCAGAAGGCTTGACCGAGTGCATCCAGCGGCCACCGTCTTCGTCTTGTGCGTTGATGATCGCCATCGCCTTTTGATACAGCGTGTTGGCGTCACTTTGACCCATGCGAATCAGGGTGTGGATCACAGGGTAATCGAACCCCAAGTTGTTAAAGCCGACCATGCGTGAGTCGGTTTCCTTGAGGAACTGGAGGAACTCAACGATCTGACGACTGTCGTTGCGTAGGTCACTGATCTCGAACATCCAGTGCAGAGGTGCTTCTGCGTGTTCCACTGCCAGCGTGAACACGTTGGGATAGGTTTCCACATCGTAGACGTAATCATTGCGCATATTTTTTCTCCGACCAGCAATTCGGTTTCGGAGGGTAGGAATAACCGCCATCGGTGCGACCTTCACACCATGCTTTGACGCGACTGATCGTGACGCCAACTGCTTTCGCAGCTTCGCTCAGGCTTGCGTACTTCACGCCGTCAACAAACCACCACTTGCTGATTCGGGTATTCTGCATTTGCGCTGTCTTGTCAACCCAGTGGCAGTTCTCTTTGGAATAACCCTTGGTGTTGTCCCGTCGATCAAGTTGATGATTCGGACTTGGGCGCAAACCCATGTCTGCGATAAATTGCTCAGGGTTGTCCCACTCGGCACACACGGAAACATTCGCGTAGTAGTGCGTGTTGTGACCTTTGGGGTTGTTGCATCTTTGACGCATGTTGATCCATGCGTTGTATTCAGGTGTTTTACTCATTACGGTTACTCGTGTAGGTGGGGCCACTGGCCGGTCCCCCGGGAACCCCCAGAGGCAGTGGTCCCGATTCAATTACTGGCCGAAGAACGAAGGCAGGCCCGTTGGTGCACCAAACGGTGCAGCAGGCATCGCGGCAGAAGGAACCGCAGCAGCCGGGGCAAACATGCCAACGGGAGCACCAGCAACAGCGCCGAACATGCCCGAGGCGTCCACGTTACCTTCACCAAAGGCTGTGTCATCACCAGCGAACTGGACAGCAATCAAGTCGCAACGGATGCCACGGCCATGCTTGTTGTCCTGCGGCCAAGGCTTGATGGCAGCGTTGACACGGCAACCGCCATACATCTTGCGGGCAAGCTGCTGGTAAGCCATCGTGTTGGTGGGGTCGATGGGTTGACCATCGGCTTGGATCATCTGAGGCGCGGTGTCCCGGCCTGCGGTGATGAACACATGGCCTGCATAGCCATCGTAAGGCTGGAAGGTCTTTTTGTTGACCTTCTCCTCGCCACGACCGAAGCAGCGGGTCTTGCGATCCTGCTGGATCATGCCCATGACAGCTTGAGCGTGTTCCTTCCACTTCTCCAGTGCCAAGGCACCGTAGCGGGCCATGAACTGCTGGAAGCCGGGGTGCTCTTGGGGCATGATGAACTCGCAGTTATACGAGATGCGTTCTTTGCCGGTCTGCTCGTTGATCTGGCGCTGTGGTTCAGCGAGATGTGGGAAGGACAGACGGACGTTCGACAAAAAGATGATTTCAGACATTACATTTACTCCAGTTTAAGAAAGCCACGAGGGCAGGGATTCGGCAGCGGGTGCTGCCTCGACTGCGCTGAACAGCGGCGCAGCGTTCATGATGACAGCCGGACGGCCATCAGATTCGGGGGCCACGGTGAGTTTGCCAGCCAGCTTGCTGACGTACTCCTGATCCATACGCTTGAGTTGGCGCTCAGTCAGTGTCACCTTGGTGCCGTCTTTCTTCTCCCACGTCAGCTTCTCAGCCTTGGCGGGTGTGACGAGTTTGGTCTCATAGATTGCAGACTTGGGGATGCCCATCTTTACCAGCTTCTCGGCCATCTCAGCCTCGGGCAGTGCCCAAGCACGGGAGCCACGACCGTTGACCAGCTTCAAGCCGGGGATGCTGCCACCAGACTCCAGACGGCGCAGTGCTTCCTTCTCGACAGCTTCGAGGAGTTGACGCATAAGGGGAGCGGCTTCCATGATCTGACGAATCTGGGCATCGTCCATCGTGGATGGGTCTTTATCGGCGCTTTGCTGCGCGACATCGAGCGTTTGAGTTACGACTGGCTGGAACATGATTCCTACCTCCTTCATTACGTTACTTGCCAGCGCGGCGCAGGAGCCTTTGGCGCGGCAGAATTTACATTGACTGTCACCCGGTACAAGCGGGGCATCCGGTGCATCGGTGGCCGCAGCTTGCGAGATGATTGTACCCATGTTCGCCATCAAGTCACGCACAGAAACCTCGTGCGATGTGATGGCAGGCATCCCACGCAGCGCCAGCTTGGGCTGAATGATGGTCATGCGCACAGTCTTGAACGGGTAGTCACCATTGACGGGCAGCTTGAAGCCAGCCAGCACCCCGTAGGCGTACTGCTCAAGCTGCATGTTGCCCTCGGCGGTCACCACGCCCATGCCGTCCTTGTAGTCGATCAGTTCGATGGTGTCGCCACCAAGAATCTGCACGTCCACGGTACCCGACAGGTCTGTGCGACCCAGCAGGTGCTCAGGGTCCACACGGGTTTCAGTGATCACCTTGCAAAAGCCAAAGTGTTCGGCCTTGCGCTTCTCGATGTAGTCCAGCGCAGTCTGCACACGGGCTGCACGATCAGCGTCCACAATGAATTCACCTTCGTGATCTGTCAATGTCGTGCCGACAAAGAAGTCAGTATTGCAGGCACGGAGGATGCACTTTTCAAGCAGCGTGTGCGAGTGGGTGCCATCGGCAGCAGCGGGGCCGCTACCGGTGTCAGGGTACTTGGCCTCCTCTCGAATGCTGCCGGGGCACAAGGCCCAGCGGCTGCGCTTTGAGGGGGACAGCTTGGCGTGATCGCTCACTTGAGTGCCTCAACGCCAGCATGGAGTTGGCCGTAGTGTTCGGGCTTCACATCGTTGATGTTCTGGTAGCCCAGACCAGTCAAGACGCCTTGGATCATGGCCCCCCTTTGTGGGCCGAGT